CTTGGCCCCGAACACCGCCCGCAGGATCGAGGCGGGGCTCCAGATCATGCCGCCTCGCCGCCGCCACCGGCGCCCATGCCGGCCGCCTGCGCGGCCTGGGCGAGGTTGCGCACGCTTGTGCTGCCGCTTTCCATGGCCTGCATCATGCTGGCCTGGTTCTGCGCCTCGGCCCGCTGCCGGCTGAGCGCATCGGCCTCCTCGCGGGACCGCAGGATGCTCGGGGGCGCGCCACGCGCCTCGTGCAGGGCCTCGATCAGGGCGTCGTCGTCCAGACGGTCGGCCATGCGCGGCTTGATCTGGATCAGCGGCGAGATGTCGGCGAAGATCCGCATGATCGCGGCGCCCTCGGCCGACTTCTGCGCCAGCGCCGCGGCCGATTGGTACTCGATGTCGAGCGGCTGGCCCTGAGCCTCCTTCGGCGGAGGCGGGATCATGCCGGCTTTCATCAGCATGGAGAACCGCCGCCCGATCTTCGGCCGCAGGAACTCGTGCTGCACGCGGCCCAGATTGGGGGCCATGAGCCGCATCCGCTCCTCCTGCATTTCCATCGCCTCGAGGGGCGTGACACCGGTGCGCCCCTGGACGTTCATGAGCTGGCCGTAGAAGGCATCGTTGATCGCCGACATCATCTCGCGCTTCTGGTCGATCGTCAGGCCGATGTCGCCATGGGCCTCGAGGTTGTGGATCATCTTCTGACCGTTGGCGTTCACCCCGCCATAGATGAAGGATCCCGGCCGGATCTTGCCCGACATCTCCCAGACGTCCCGGTCTGGGACCAGCTTCGTCGGATCGGCCGCGCTCTGGCTCGCGCGCAGCGTGGCGGCGTCCATGAGGTGGACGGAGCGGGCCGAGGCGAGCGCCACGAAGCCGGGGCCGGTGCCGGCGGTGAAGCCCGTCTCGACCTCCCAGCGGGCGATGTCGAAGGGCATCTCGTCGTAACCCTTCTCCGAGATCAGGCACTCGGCCTCTTCGCAGGCGTAGCGCGACAGCCACGCCTTTCCGCGCGCGCCGAGGCGGCCGGGCTGCCGGTCCGGGTTGCGCATGATGTGGTGGAAGAAGCGGTATTTGTGCGGCTCGTACTTGTCCGCCTTCTCGCGGATCGACGGGGGCAGGGCACCCCGGCCGGCGAACATCTCGACGGCCGCGTGCGCGGTCAGCGTGAAGCGCCGGACGATCTCGGACACCTCGCCATAAGCGTCGATGTCCCAGACAACCTCGGCGAGCGAGACGGTCACGTCCATGAACCGGCGCCGGCCGACGTCGATCTCGTCGTACTGCGCCCCGTTTCCGAAGCTCGCGATGTCGGAATAGAGCTGGATCGTCGCGGGGTAGAAGGGCGAAACCGCGGGGCGGAAGCTGTTCAGCACGATCCGCGATGCGTGCCAGAGCCATTCCTTCGTTGCCGGGAAGAGGTTCAGATCCGGATCCTCGAACTTGAGCCCCATCCAGGTGTTGGCCGGGTTGTTGAGAGTGCCGAAGATGTTGGCCGCGAAATTCTGCTGGCTGGTGATCGGCTGCGAATTGAGCGGTTTCTCGAGCGTGCGGTCGCCGACCTCGCCCATGCCGAACCCGCCACGCTGGGGGCGGATCAGGCGGGCGATGTCGTTCCAGTCGGGCTCGAACTGCGTGCGCTCCTGGCGCAGCTCGTCCCATCGGCGGATCGCGAGCCGCGCGCGCGGGTCCCGGTCCTTGACGGCGGAGCTTTCCATCAGGTGGTGCTCCCCATCTTGCGGGTCGTCGTCGACGGGATCCCGTCGGGGCTGGTCAGCACGTTGGCCGCGGCGCCGGACCGCGCCCGGCGGATGCGAGCCTCCATGCCGGCCTGGCGCGTCGCCTCGGCGTTGTCGGGCATGGCGACGGCCTGGCGGGCCGGCGCGGGGGCGGATTTCTGTCCGAAGATGCACATGGCTGGGGCTCCTTTTCAGCTCTCGGGGGGGAAGGTGGCGGCGTAGAGATGGAAGGTTTCCGCCCCGCCGCGGCCGACGCCAGGCAGGGCGCATTCACGCATGAAGCCCATATGGCGCAGGAAATGCGGGGCGTTCGGGTGCTTCGACCAGGCGCGCGCCTCGACGCGCGAGATCCCGCTATCGCGGCAAAGCTCCTGGAAGGTCGGGCGCCAGCGGACGGCCGCGCGCGCGATCGCGAAGCGGTGGCGCCTGTGGTTGGCCGCGAGAAACGCGGCCTCGGCGACGCCGGCCACGCCGCTGTTGGCGAGGCCCGCGACGGCGAAGGGGATCTCGCCCCGAGGGGCATCCCGCGTCAGGACGACGGAGACGATGTGGGACCGGGCGACGGCGTGCCAATCGCCAAAGAGCCCGAGATAGTGCTGCGGCCCGCCGCGCACGGCCTCGGCCTCGAGCCGGTCGAAGGGATCGAGATGCTCGAACACATGAGCCGCAAGATCGGGCGCGTAGGGCCGCAGGTTCACCATGGGTCAGGTGTTCTCCACGATGTGCCAGTCTTCGGCCAGCATGTCGCTCTGGCTTGCAAGCCAGCCGATGACCATGCTGCCGTCGGCTGCGCGCATGTCGACGTGGGGCAGGAGCGTGATCGCCATCGGCGTTCCTGATCCAGCCAGTTCCGCCGCAAGGTGGTGGGCGGCGTGCGGCGGCTTTGCGTACGCCGCCTCGAACGTGCTGCCTGGCGTCAGGGCGATCCACATTCCCTTGCCGTTCCACCCCGATCGCGCCACGGCATATCCGAGCTTCATGGCCTCAAGCGCGTGCCCGAACGTCATGCCGCCGCTCGGCTTGTACGCCTGGTCGAAGACATCGGCCGGAGACCAGCTGATGTAGCCCGCATGGTCGGGGTGGTTTGCGCCGCCGCCGTCGAGATACACGACCAGGTATCCGGCGTCGCTCCCGTCTTCGTCGTCGGGGAGCTGCCAGCCACGATACTCGTTGTATTCGAGCCGCGTCATCGGGCGGGCCAGAATGCGCTTCGTGCCGAAATGCAGCTCCATCAGACCCCCTCCTTCCGCAGCTCGCGGCGGGCCGCGTTCGCCCAGTTGTGCAGCGCAACACGCTGGACCGGATGGGGCGCGCCCTCGATGCCGAGATGCGAGGCCGTCCAGACCTTCTTCGTCTTGTGCTGGCGGAGCTTCATGCCCTCGCGCTTCGTCAGCGTCTCGACCAGGCTGTCGAGATGGCCATCGGCGAGCTCGCCGATCAGCTCGGTCGCGACGGTGAGGCGCTGGACGTCCAGCTTTCGGTTTGCCATGGCTTAGCCTCCGTAGGGGTTGAGGATGTTGTGGGCGGATTGCAGGCCCCGCACCTCGGCCTCCCGGCGCCGACGGATCGCGGATCCGCGCGGCGCATCGGCTCGGGTGCCAACCGACGTGCCGTCGCCCTTGACCTCGGACAAAAGGACGTACTGGAGCGCGTCCATCGGGTTCGCCTCGGGCACGGACTTGTCGGGGATCTTCCGCTTGTCGCCGGTGTGGTCGATGTCCTCCTTCCAGACGTAGCGGGCCTGGAAGGCGCGAATGAGCGCGCGGCATTCGGGGTCGATCAGAAGACCGGGCTCACCGGCGTGGATCGGCGCCTCCAGGGCGGCGCGCACCGCCTCGAGGCGGGGCTGGATCCGGTTCGTGCCGATCCGCTGGGGCTTGATGGGGATACCGGCGACCTGGCTCACGATCCGGTTCCAGGTCATGTTCTCGGTGGCCGCCTGGCTCGCCCCGTGCTCGCCGGCCATGTCGCCCCAGCCGAAGCGGACAGAGATGCCGCCGAAACGCGGACCGTCCAGGAGATCGCCGAGACGCTCGCCGAAGACGCGCGCCATGAGCCGCTCCTTCGGGAAGAACAGCTCGGCCAGGACGCGCCATTGCCGCGGCGGCTTGAGCTGGCAGAGAACGGCCGCGCCCTTGAAGCCCTGGTCGAGCCCGACCAGGAGCGGCAGCTCGGCGATCACCGGGATCGTCGCCTGGGAGACGTGGATCTGCGGGCTGAACTCGCGGTCGAAGACGGGATCGCCGGCCTTGAGGTAGGTGACCCGGTTGAAGACCATCCGCTCGTTGAGATCGCCGCGGCCGAGGAGCTTGTTGGCCGCGATCTGGGCGGGGTAGTAGCCCTTCTTGAGGTTCTGGAGGTTCTCCGTCCCGGGCTCGCCGTAGCCGGGTTGATTGTAGAACTCGATCTTGATCTCGACGCCCTCGTCGCTGTCGGCCATCTGCGCCTGGATCTCGGCGATGATGGCGTCGCGCTTCTCGCCGTCGTGGAACAGGTCGAACGTCCAGTTTTCCTCGTCGGGCGCGTTGAAGTCGCAGTCGATGCAGCCGATGTTCGTATCGCCCCGCGGCAGCCCCCTGAAATGCCGCTCGCCCGGCCAGCGCTTGATCCGGCCGATGCCGACGCCCAGGATCTCCATCGGCATCGTGTCGGCCTCGTTGAGGTCGAGATCGACGGTTTGGAGACCGCGCATCGAGGCAATCAGGTCGTCGCCGAAGGCCATGAACTCGGCGATGAATTCGATGGGCCCGTGCCCGTCGTCGAACTCGATCCGGTGGGTCACCGGATCCCCGCGACCGCCGGACCACTCGCCCCAGCTTTTGGGAAACGTCTCGAGGTAGGAGGGGATCGTGGTCGACCAGAGCTGCCGGTAGGTGTGGCGGGCGAAGATGCACTTGTAGCGCCGCACGCCGTCGATGGTCGACGGAGGCATC